ACGCAAGAGGCGTTAAGTTACTTTGTGATTGAGCAATTATCCTCATTAAATCGAGATATTGCCCAATTTACACTGGCGTTACCATCTGAAACCGACAATGCATTAATTGGTGCAAGAATGATTACCTCCACTTGCAGTTGGCTGTATCGTAGCTCTGAGTGTGGCTATACAGGCGGAGCAGTCGCAGATGAAAAAGACCAGCCAACCACAGATCCTCAAAAGGATAAGTGCAGCGGATTATTGACTGGATGTAAGCTACGAAACAACACGCATAACTATGGCGGATTTGTTAGCGTTGATAAGTTGGGGTAACAATGGACGGCAAACTACACAACGAGATAATTAAATACTCAAAATCAAAAGAACCACAGGAAAGCTGTGGTTTTGTTGTTTTAGTAGGTAGTGAAAAAATCTTTATCCCTTGCGAAAACATGGCAGAAGATAAGGAAAACCACTTTGAAATATCGCCAGAAGATTACATTGCAGCAAGTGAGAAAGGCGAGGTTTTAGCCTTAGTCCACTCACACCCACAAGGCGAGCCAAAACTATCACAAGCAGATTTACAAACACAACTTTATAGCCAGTTAGATTTTTGGTTAGTTTGTGATGAGCAAATCCATATTTTTCCGAAGATTCCATTTTTAATTGGCCGTGATTTTAAACACGGTGAAATGGATTGCTACACATTATTTAGAGATTTTTACCGCTTATCTGGTTGTAATTTACCTGATTTTGAGCGTGATGATTACTGGTGGGAAGATGGCTTTAATCTCTACCTAGATAACATGGCTAAACATGGTTTTGAGCAAGTAGAAGAACCACAAATAGGCGATGTTATTTTAATCAATATCGGGGCTGATGTACCCAATCACGCGGCAATTTATGTGGGCAATCAAATGGTACTTCATCATGCGCCAAAACGATTATCTAAGCGTGATTTATATGATGGATATTGGCTTAAACACACTCATAGTATTTGGAGATATAACGCATGGTCAACGTTAGATTTTACGGTAGCCTTAAACAGTTTGGATCTGAATTTAGGCTAGATTGTCAAACTACGGCAGAGATAGTCCAAGCCTTAACGAGCCAAATTCCTAAATTGCGCCAATTCATTCAACAAGGGCTATTTACCGTGCGAGTAGGGCGAGACTACTTTGATAATCGCTATCTCGAGCAAGGATTGAGCCACAAATTAAAAGATGATGCAACAGTCCATTTTACACCTGTTTTAAAAGGCTCAAAACGTGGTGGATTATTTGGCGTGATTGCGGGTGTCGCAATTATTGCTGGTGCAATCGCTTTAGGGCCACTTGCTGGCATTATCAGTACCAATGCCGCTTGGATAGTTGGCTCTGTTGGGGCGTCTCTATTGTTGGGTGGCGTTGCTCAAATGCTCACTAAAATGCCAGAGATGAAAATGGGCACGGAAAAAGAAAAGAAACAATCTACAGCATTTTCGAACCTGTCGAATATGACAGCGCAGGGAAAACCTATGCCATTGGCGTATGGGAGAATGAGAGTAGGCTCTCTCATCATATCTCAGGGTGTAGAAACGATGGATACTGAAATTTAAGGAGTTTTCAATGGGTAAAGGTCGTGGCGGCGGTGGTCATACTCCAGTCGAGGCAAAAGAGAGCGGAAGAAGTAAGCAACTTGTCAAAATTGTTGAAGTAATTTCAGAGGGCGAAGTTTACGGTTTAGCCGATGGAATGAAATCCATCTATTTTGACAAAACACCAGTACAAAACAAAGACGGCTCTTATAATTTTAAAAATGTGCAGGTAGAGGGGAGGGTAGGCGGTCAAGTACAGGACTTAATGGCTGGGTTTAACACCTCCGAAAAAGAGGTCGGTGTTGGCACCCTAGTTAAAAAAAATCTACCACTTACAAGAACCGTGACAGATGCCAAAGTATCTCGATTACGCTTGACCATTGGTGTCCAATCGCTTTTTAAGCAAGAGGATAATGGTGACACTAACGGAACATCCGTAAACTTTATCATTACCATTGGTTCAAGAACTTACCCCGTGTCAATTAGTGGCAAATATAGCTCTCAGTATTTGCAACATCATACTTTTGACAATCTGCCTAGCGTGCCATTTATCGTGAAAGTCGAGAGAACTACAGATGATAGCACAACACAGCGCCTACAAAATAATACCATTTGGTCGAGCTACACAGAGATTATTGATACTGAGTTTGCTTATCCAAACACAGCTTTGATGGGGGTTAAATTTGACTCTGAATATTTTAGCAATATCCCTACTCGCACTTATGACTTACTAGGATTAAAAGTTAAAGTACCTAGCAATTATGATACTCGTAGTCGTCAATATACAGGGATGTGGGATGGCACATTTAAAATTGACTGGACGGATAACCCCGCTTGGGTGCTCTATGACGTCGTGACAAATAAACGCTATGGCTTGGGTGGAAGACTTGGTGAGTTTGGCGCGGATAAATGGGCGTTATATCAAGTCGCTCAATATTGTGACCAATTAGTGCCAGATGGATTTGGTGGGCAAGAGCCAAGATTTACTTGTAATGTTTGGTTAACTGAACAACGCTCTGCTTACCAAGTTATTAATGATATTTGCTCAATTTTCAGAGCAATGCCAGTCTGGAATGGCCAGCAGCTAACCGTGGTAATGGATAGACCAGCAGATCCAGTTTGGACTTATACAAATGCCAACGTGGATGAGAGCGGGTTTAGTTATACATTTTCGGCTCGCAAATCCCGCCATAATGCAATTCAGGTCGAATATGCGGATAAAGAGAATAGTTACGAAAAAACGATTGAATACGTTTCCGATGACGAGTCTATCCGTAAAAATGGATTAAACGTTAAGAAAATCACGGCTTTTGGCTGTACATCAAGAGGACAAGCGCACCGTACAGCCTTATGGTTGCTACAAACAGAAAAACTAGAAACCAAAACCGTTACGTTTACTGTTGGCGCAGAAGGGTTAATGCATATCCCTGGCGACATTATCAAAGTCGCTGATACGCACTATGCTGGTACTAATATTGGTGGTCGAGTTTTAGCAGTTAATGGCAAAACCGTAACATTAGACCGAGAAATCACCATTAGTGGCAATAGTTATCTTAGCTATATCAATGCCAATGCTAAACATCAAAATATTAAGATTATCTCAGTCAATGGTGCAGAGGTTACACTCGATCAACCGCCACTAGGTTTGGAGCTATACGGCGTATGGTCTTTGACTACTCAACAAGTAACAAGCCAATTATTTAAGGCGTTATCTGTAAAAGAGGAGGATAAAGGCAAGTACACTATTATGGCGTTACAACACGAGCCACAAAAAGAGGCTATTGTTGATAATGGCGCCAAGTTTGAGCCAGTAGGAACGACCGTACTTACTACACCGCAAATTAGTAACATTGGCGTGGCAGTAAATGCAGATGGTAGCGTATCAGTTGACAGTAGCGTGACAGGCGGTAATGGCATCGTAAAATACGATATCCGTATTTATAAAGGCGGTGTGCTATATGACGTGCGATTAGGACAACCGTCTCCCAATCTTAATATAGATGGTCTCGAAAATGGGGATTATAGCGTCCTTATCCAGGTTAAAAATGATAATGGGCAGTTATTGAATGAAAAAACTCAGACCTTTACCATCAATAAACCGCCAGCACCAACAGGTGTAAGAACAACTGGCGGTCTGGGTAATATCACGCTTGAGTGGGATTGGGTTGATGATGCGACGGCGACAGAAATTTTTGCAAGTGAAACTGATGACATTAAAACAGCCAAACGTTTGACGAAAGTCACGGCAAGAATGTACACGCACGAAGTTGGCGCAAAACAGGTTAGATATTACTGGTTGCGACATATTCGAGGTGTGAATGTTGGCCCATTTAATCAACAATCAGGAACTAAAGGTGAAAGTGCGGTAAATATTGATGCCGAGTTAAAACTACTCAATGACGAGCTTAAAAAAACGTTGCAAGGTAGTTTTGAGGCGATTGTTGAGGTTAATAACAAGACATACTCCCCTTACATCAATATTGGCAAATACATCTACCACTCGGACAAAAATCAATTTTTTGTTTGGGACGGTGCGAAATATGAGCCGATTGCCGTGGAGGCGGAAAAAATTGTTGGAAAACTCACAGCAATGCAGATTGCGACAAACGCAATCCAAGCTCAACACCTTGCCGCAAACTCAGTCACCACCGCAAAAATTGCAACCGGTGCGGTAACAGCAAACGAAATCGCAACTGGTGCGGTTGGAGCAAAACACGTTGCAACACAATCACTTAACGCAAGTCACATTGCTACCAAGTCATTAACAGCCAATCTGCTTAATGTTGACTCTCTATCTGCGGTAAGCGCGGATCTTGGTAGTGTTACTGCCGGCTCGCTCAAAATTGGCAAGCTAAACGGCAATTTCGGCACGTTGTTCGAAGTGCAAAGCACTGGTGGATTTAGACTGATTGCACGAGATGCAACCGGTGGTATTGAGTTATCTAGCGCTACAAGAGCGTTACACGTTTGGGACGGTGGAGCAGAGGTTGTTAGAGTGGGTAAATTATCCTAAGGAGAGTTATGTATTACATCGATGAGCCTGTACCGATTGACAAATCGTTTACAGAAAAACCTATCTGCGCCTGGCATATTGCTGGGCGTTTGACTATTGATTACATCAATAAAAATACCACGATTGAGCTTGTAAGCTGGAAAGATAAACAAGCATTTTTAGCACGCGGAGAATCATTAGTAACATTTTTGACAGTCAATGATTGTCCTAGATTTAGCGTTGATCCAAGTTTGTTTGCTTTACGAGCATTGACTACCGTTGAGGGGTCGCCTTTTTATCGTAAACAGGTTAAATGTGATTATGACCTAGACCATATTTCGCAAGTGTGGGGATAAGAATGAGTAATTATGGATTGCGGATAAATAATAGCATATTAGACAGTTATTATTTAGAATTAGGCACTGCTCATATTAAAGGCTATAATCATAAAATAAATATTCCTCTTGAATATCAAATCCAATTAAATAAGGATTATATAGACTTAAATGAAAATAAAAGATTGGAGTTTGTTAGAAAGTATGGGAAAAATTCAATTTATTTAAATTATATACCATTTGTAAGAATAGAACAGTTTAGGTCAGAAGATTTTATATATCATTGTCCTAAAATTGAATGGGTTAGTTCACAAAATAAATATATTTTAGACCATATTCAATTTTCAGCAGATAGTTATTTTGATATTACTATTGGATACGGCGTTATTATGGCGGATTTTAGGAGGTTATTTCAGTGAAAAATTATGGCATGGCAATGAATTACAAACATTTTTCATTGCCTAATTTACAACGTAAAATGATAGCCTCAGAAATTCCTGTTAAATATTTAAGATATAAAAGATCTTATAAACGTACATTACATAGTGCTATATTTACTTCAAGATTGCCTGTAGATAGAAACTGTTTACTTTTCATAGAGCCACAATCAAAATTTTTTCATAGAGAATTAAGAGATGGTGAAACAGGTATTGGGGCATCGGGAATAATTATTTATCCTGATGAAAGTTTTGCTAGAAGTAGATACAAAACTGATCCCGGTAGATATATCCCCTTGTCTCCTGATTGGGATTATGCACTTAATACCAAGTGTTATAGTGACTATAATCCTACTTATCATCTAGAATTTGGTTTTCATTTATTTGAATTTGTAGATAATACTTTAGATAATGCAAATTATGGCATAAAA